TCAGTGTCGCACTCATAGAAGTTATCTATGTATTGTTCCATTTGTTCTTGTGTCGTGTAACTCATTTTGTTTTGGTTTAATTGGTTTAGTAATTAGTTCAGCTAGTTCGTGCATGCTGAATGATGCGAAGCCTGTTTGTGTTTCTGGGTATTCACAAGCCTTCAAGAATCCGTAGCCTCTGTCTTTTGGGTGTCTAGGTAGTTTACTCATATCATTGTAATGTTTCCGTCTGTGTCTATGTAACCTGCATCGATCAGGGCTGATGCAGTTCGCCCGTAGCTACCTTGTAGCGTCCATGCCATACCATTGCTGATTAGCTCAGAGAATAGTTGTAGTATTCCCGCTTCGTCTATATCCCCACACTCGTAGGCAATTATTTTGTCTGTTAAATTCATGATGTTAAGTCGTCAATTAGTTCTACGTTTTCTATAACTTCGAGTTCTCTGTCAGTACATGTTAGTCCGTCCTTTACGGGGTATATGTTAACTTGTATGTCGTCACCCTCACCGAATACGTTGATGTCTATGTATGGGCATAAGCTATCCCATATATCTCTGCTTTCTTCGAAGTCGCCTGCAGGGATTACTAAGTCCCCGAATAGTTTTGATTTAATTAGTAATGATTTCATGATGTATTATTTGTTTGATTTGTTTTAGTAAAATAAAAAAGGCAAGAGGTTGGTGTCGCACATGACTTCTCTCTTATTAAGTGTGTCGTAGTTATTACCATCACGCACCCTTACGGGCAATAGCTTGGTGTCGCAACGACTTCGCTATTATCAAACGTGTATTAGTCTACACCATTACACACCTTGTTTATTAGTTTATTTCAATTAGTTTTCCGTTTACTTCTTCGTATTGGTACTCGCTCTCATCATCCCATTCCGTCCAATAGTATTCCCCTAGCTGATAGCTTTCAGCTAGTATGTATTCGTTAGACAGGAAGTACATCCCACCCCGTGAACGGATAAGAGCGATAAGGTCTTTCTCGTACTTGATGTGCATTTCACCATCGCCTACTACATAGCCATCATTCATTCCTTCGCCCGTTACTGAGCATTGTCTAGCGTACTTCATAATTCCTTTACGTTTATTGATTGCATATCTGTGTCGCATTGCTCAAGCTCTCCCTCGCCTATCTTATCCCATATTTCGCTGTATATATCTTGAATACTCAGCCATTCTTCGTAAGGCATGTTTCCAAGCGTTATTTCCTCAACGTATGATGGATAATACTTGTCAGGTAGTTCCACCTCGATTGTGGTGGTGTATGTACGCACCACTTCTATTTCAAATGTTTTCATGATTATTGGTTTTTTGTCCATGTTTCGTATGCAAAGTCTATTGCATCGTTGATTTCTATTGCCTCTTCACGAGTGATTGTGTACCCTTCCATTCGGTACACTTCGATAATGTTATCTATTACGTCCATGATGTATTAATTGGTTTTCGATTGGTTTGAATCGGACTGCTAATATACGACAGACTTTTCCAAATTCCAAATTTATTTTTCTAATAACGTAGTTATTACTTGTATCTATTGACCTTCTCAGCCTTGTCATCGTAGCATTTCCTCACCACCATACCCAACTGCTCAGCTACATAGCTGATGTGCTTAGATGTGGTAGGTGAGTGGTAGTCAGATACGACCAATGAACCTAGACTCTCAAACCCCCACGCAACGTCAGTATCATAACTTTTGACGATGATTCGCCATCCGTATGAGCCGTGATACTCTTTGCGTACAGATAGGTTCTGCTTGTACTTAGGTAATCCGATCGATTTTGTATGCGGTACACCCCACATCCATCCGTCATCTCTGTACATTTCGTACACTTCATCTGCTCTTTCTAGTAATCCCATGTTTATTGGTTTTTATAAGTTAATATCTAATTTTGCTTGTTCACAGAATGCCTCTGCCACTAGGCTTACGCCCTCTGAATCCTCGCACCATGTAAAGTACTCGTATGCTAGTTCTAGTTCCTCGAAACTAAATCCTCTGTATGGGTTGAATATCCTATTCATGATGCTATTGCTATTGTGCATGCGCTTACTACAAAGATTGTCCATGTGCTTAGCACGATTGTTATTAGTTTGTTTTTCATGTTTGATTGGTTTAATCTGTTAGTTTCTGTATCTTAACAAGAGTGTGGAATATGTGACCTTCGCCACCTTCACCATCTTCATCTATTGTCTCATCGTAGTGTGTTCGCTCGGTATCGTAGTTGTAATCTACCAACTCCATAGATAATTCGGCAAGTTCTAGGTAAGTCTGGCGTATTTGCTCGTTCTCTTCACGCAGGTCTACAAGTGTACCGCCTCTTTCCCACTTGATTTCCTCGATTTCTGCACGTAACTCTGTTATCAGCTTGCCTTGTGCCTCGATTGTTTTTAATAATTCTTTGCTCATGTTTTATTGGTTTGATTCGTTAATTTCTTCATCGTAGCGTTCAGCTAGGTAGTGTATCTCTTCATCGTGTATGGCTACACACAGATGCTCTGATACGTTGATGTATAGTCTACCGCCTACCTCTTCGCTTGGTGTGTTGTGGTGTGCATTAAGCACGAATGATGCTTTCTGTAAATCTGTCATAGTAATATATCTTTTTGGTTTTTGCAGTCGTAGATTGCGATTTCTCCACGTTTCTTTGCCTCCCTCGTAGCTATTTCAAGGTTGTACAAGTGTTGCACAAGGTCAAAGTATATCTGACCATCGTGTATCCATGTACCTATACCCAGTCCAGCGGTGAACTTATGCATACGATATGTGTCTTTGTGTTCGTCAAGTAATACGTCATACTTTCCCCATAGCTGTTTGAACTTAGCGTAGTGTTCGCTTACGTCAGCGTATGCACTGCTGATAAATCCCCCAAACAGCATAGTGGTTGGTTCAGTTACACCGCCTATGATGTAGCCTTCGGTTGGGTTGACTGTGCGGTCTAAAAGGCGTGTATATCCGCCATCAAGTAGCGTGTTGATGTACGCTTGTCTGATTGTGTGGTCTTGTGTCATGTTAGTCTTGGTCGAGTATTATTTCTTTAATTTCACAGAACGACATTTCGTCGATTTCATCCTTCGTGTAATGGTCTTTGCATAGCTGGTATGCATGCTCCCATGGGCAGTAGTTTGTATTCTCCATGATTACGAGTTGATTAAGTCCTCAAGGCGCATCTGCTCATCACATGTGAGTTCGTCCCAGTCGGAAGTGTTAGTAGCTTGGTCGAATGTAAGCCCGTCAAAGAGGCTACGTACTGCCTGCATTCGCAGGTCTTGGATTAATTGGTTATCCATGATGTATAAAATTTTTGGTTTGTAAGAGGATATATATACTACTCTCATAAATGAGAGGAGTAGTATATTATATCTTCTAATAGAGCCTAGAGGAGGAGTCGAACCTCCAACGCACCCTGTGTGCTAGGCTTGTGTGTGTTACGCCACTTGTGGCGCACCATCCATGAGAGCCTTGACGTAACGAACGGCATCCTCAACCGAGTAGCCCATCGAACGTAGTTCGCTGAATTCGGGTAGCGTGTTCACCTCTGCCACCGCTTCGGGTATGAAGTTCTCAGCTACTGACTGCTTTGCCTGAGACTCTTCGAGTCTCTGATTTCTAGGCTTACGCTTAGCCTTAGCCTTCGGCTTACGCTTTGGCTTTGCCTTAACCTCTTCGAGGTTATTAACCGCATCCATCAACTGCTTAAGCAGTTTGATTGCGTTGGCTTTGCGTGCCTTCGTTGGGTTGAACTTTGCTTGGTTCACTGCCTTACGGCAGTCTTTGATGTTGATGTCTTTAGACATGATGTATTGGTTTTGTGGTTGGCAACATTGCCGAACCGATGACCACAAAGATAGGGTATTAAAACACCGAAGTCAAGTTTTTTGGCAACTAATTACATGCGCCTTTTACCGAAGGTAAAACACCCGCGATAATTCGCGTGTGTGCGATCATGTGTGTGCGTGCATGCATGCGTGTGTTGTGCGTGTGTACATGCGTGCGTATCCCGTGCGTACATGCGTGGTGTGAGCCTGATGCGAGAGCGTAATGCGGATGCGTATTGGAGTATAGGTTTAAGTCTTGTATGCTAGGGGTGTGATTGTCACTGAGTTACGTAGAACTGTGCCTAATTGCGTGTATTCGGGATGCGGTTAAACAATGGGTTTAAGTCAGATGTGGTAATCATTTGGGTGTCAGCAAGTTAGCGTCGTACACTTGGGGGTACCATACGCCCATATGCGAAGGGGGGGATGTCAAATTTTGCGTTTTCCTACGTGACGTGAGCGCTCACATATACATATAATCCCCACCCTAAACATTTCTCGCCGTTTTTCCCAGGGGGATCCGTATTTTTTTTGCGATGGTTATACCCCCTTCCACCTACTAAAGCATTGAGAATCGGTCAATTAGACTATTTTACTTAAATCAGCACTTTATACTTGACTTTTAAAAAAATATGTTATAACTTTGCTATCAATAATGCATATCAAAGCTAATCTATATGTTTTTGGTGTGTATACACAAGAAGCATTTAGAATGTTAAATACGGGATAGCTGTATTATGCAGATAGATAAGAGTAAATACGTTGCAGACAAGATCAGGAAGATTGTACTGGAGGGTAAACCCCTAAAAGAGGCGGTTATTATTGCCCTGAGCATGTATAGGAGGAAGACCAAGAAGTAGTATCTTTGTTTTATGCAGATCCAAAAGCGAAAAAGGTACCGAGTAATGAAAGACGGGGGGACAAACCCTGAACTAACTCCATTCCAAAAAGCCTTTGCTGATGCTAGAGCCGAAGGGAAGGAAACTTTTACGTTTGAAGGCGAATCGTTTACTACTAAGACGGCGGAAGAGGAGCAGCAGGAACAATATTTTGATAAATATATTCAATCAGGAGGTCCTGGAAGTATAGATGATATCTTACAGTCAAATTATGAAGATCGGATGGAAATTGAGGAAAGACTTAATGACCCAATGAATCCAGCGAACTGGGCGACTGGGGCTATTCAACCAATGGAAGGTGTTAAAGATCCTATATTTCAGATTTTGCTAGGTGCTAGATCATTACCAACTTTATTACCAAGGTTAATAAGAGGAGCGTTAGGTGAGTATCTAGATGACATACCTAAGAATAGTTACTATAGAGGGTTAGGTAAAGAAGGCATGGATGATGCCCTTCAATCTGGTGTTTTAAGGCCTAGGCAACCAACCAAACCAACAGGTGAGTCTCCTTTTAATTTAACAAAAGAGTTTAAAGAGCTTTATGTATCTCCACAGTCTGGAGTTGCAAGGAGATATGGTGAGGGAAATTTTGCCGTAATACCAAAAGATGCAGCAGAGTTTGGTAAAACATACAGCAGGCAAGGGGATTGGAGTATGTGGACGAAAGAAAACATACCTATTGATAAGGTTAGATTACTAAGAGAAACCCCCTGGGGATATAAAATTATAAAAAATAAAGGAGGTAAAATAAGAGTATTAAAGAAGTAGTATATTTGCTGTATGGCATTATTCAACAAGATTAACCGAAGAATTAAATCTATGCAGGAGGGAGGCCAGCCGTTTGGCGGCAATGTGGTCATGCCTGAGGTAGATGACGGATCTATCGGAGGATTCAACAGACCAGAACTGAGAGGTCTGCGTAAACAAGCTCGTAGAGGTACACTAACCAATAGAGAGCGTAGACGTTTAAACTATTTAACCAACGAGGTCAAAGGAAGGCGAAGAAGGGGACTGCTTAGTGGACTAGGCGGTGCAGCCGCGGCCTTAGGTACAGCTGCTCTTATTAAGAGTGGGGGTGCTAAGGGGTTAATGGATAGTATTAAATCTCGTATTAGTGGTGAGAAAGGTCAAGAAAATCTAGATGCTTTCAATGAAGCTAACAGATTAAAGAACCAACAGGCATTAGATGCGCAACTTGAGAGTGGTGAAATAGATCAAGCAACATATGATAGACAAGCAGCAGAGCTTGAGGGAGCGGAAGGTGTAACGTCTACACGTGATTTAAGGAGAATACAAAGAGGTAAAGCTCCAAAAGAGGGTCCATATGAAGGTCAAGATGTGTCTTTGCCAGGTAGCATGACAACAATGGAGGAGATACTAGCAGGCGAGTCAGACGGAAAAGGTAGACCTGTTAATATAGATGAACTAGAGATTGAGGATGCTGATATACCATTAGAAGAAGAAGAGGATTTAGGAGGTCCTTCAGCTAGAGACCTTATGAGTGATGTTGAGATGTCTAGAAATGTTATCGAAGGAGGCTCAGGTGGCGAATCCTTTGGTAAAGGGCAGACATATAGCACAGAGGATATGCTAAACGCTCTTCAAAATGCCGAAACACCTGAAGATCAGCAGGCGATATTAGATAAGATGGGGGCTACAGGGTCCACACCAAATCCTGCACAACAACAATTATTAGAACTTCAAAAAGGCAGAGGATCTTCGGGTGGTCCACTAAAGGGTGGTGTACCTTCAGGTCAGGGAGAGGAAGTTGAAGCTCCTATGTCAACTAAAGATATGTTAGATCAACTACAACAAGGGGTAGACCCTGAAGTTTTAGGTGCCGTAAGAGGAGGCGGTGGAGATAGTTTACTTTCTAAAGTAGATCCAGATGGTTTAGTTCAAGGTGAAGAAGGCGCAGAGGGAGCTTTAAGGCTCTTGCAAACTATAAATAGAAGAAGAGCAGATCTTGGTTTACCGCCTGCCACTCAATTAACCAAGGAGTTAGTAGACTCTCCAGCAGGTAGGATTGAAAGACTTAATCCACGTCAGGCAGGTCCAGTAGAATCTAGTGTAGAAAGACCATTTGGAGGGACATTACCTCAATTACGTGCTCAACAGCTCTTAAGAGGTTCTAAAATGAATGCTGGTGGTATGGTAAAACGAATGATAAAAAGATATAACTAATGGCAACACTAACATCGACAATAACAGAGAGTATATCCCTAAACGGAGCAGATAGAGGATCCACTAATACATTAAGTATAGCTAGTGTAACGGAGGTGTTTCACAGAATTGTTACATGTCCATCAGCAGCAGACACCACAATAGCAACATTTCAAGCAGCTGTAAACACAAGCGACAATGCTCTTGACCTTGATAACGTAAAATACATTAGAATAACTAACTTAGGCGGGGTTTCTGTAAATCTTTCTCTACAGACATCTGTTGATGAAGATGGAGCTGCCGATGCATCTGCTACTATATTGTTAGCTGCAGGCAGAAGTTTTATTATGGGGACACCTCATGATGCCTTTGTTGTTGATGATGATGCTGACCCTGCAGTACTTACAACAGCAGCTCTTGCAGACCTAGAATCCTTATTAATAGATGGACACGCATCTACTGACTGTAGCGTAGAAGTCTTTATAGCAAGTTAAACATGAAGTACATGAAAAAAGGTGGGAGATCAAGATTCCCAGATCTAAATAACGATGGTAAGATTACCATGGCTGATATTTTAAAAGGTAGAGGTGTAGGTAGACGTAAAAGAAAAGCAGCGGGAGGTATGTATGTACGACCTGGCAAGCAGATGGGTGTGGGTGGTGCTCTACTTACACTAGGTAAGAATATAGCACAAGGTAAAAAGCTAGGTAGTGGTGTATTAAAGGGTGTAGGTAGGGCTGCAGTTACACCAGGTAGTGCTGTAGGTGCTGGTCTTGGCTTTGCTGGGGCATTAGCTGGTAAGTCTAAAAACCCAGCATTACAGAAGCTAGGTAAAGGATTAGGTGTAGCTGGTGGTTTATCCAGCATGCTTAATGTTGGTGGAGGTGGATTAAAAAATATTGGTGCTATGCTCAAGGGTTCTGGTGCTGGTACAGCTGGTGTTGTAGATGCTGTTGCTGGATCAGGCGGCGCAGGTATTCTTAATAAAGCTAAGGACTTTTTAAACCTTGGTAATAATGTTGGTGGTGGAGCTGGAAAAGGTATATTAGAGAACCTAGCTGGAAAGTTTCTTGCAAAAGATGGTATGAAGGTATCATACGGTGATGGAGGAAGTATGGATTATGAGCATGGTGGTAGCGTAATGGAGGGGAGAAAACCTATGCTTATTATAAAGATGGATGAAGGCGGTATTACAGATCCTGTACCTAACGGTAATGGAGACACTGAGACATACGGTGAACCAAGAGTTATAAAAACTCAAACCACATCAGGGGAGTTCCAAGAAGATAAACCTTTAACAGGTGGTGATTATGTTACAACCATTGGCGCTATTAACCCAGAAGGGGGTAGCTTAGATTCTCTTGATGATGATAAGAAGTCTTCAATCCTAAGCTCTAAGTTTGGTCAAATGTATCTTAGTGGAGAAGGGGCTCTAGATGATCAATATAAAGCTTATACGACAAAGGTATTTGATTTTATCGACAACAACCCTGAAGAGGCTCTGTCTAGGATTAACGACATGATGGAAACAAATGAAGGTTTCCAGACAAAGCTTAAAGGCAAAAGCGATGAGGAGAAGCTAGCTATAACTAGAAATATGATGACTGACGGTAAGATCGGTGATTTCCACGGAACTATACTCACAAATCCAGAAAAAACACCTCTACCTCAGTTTTATTCTCCTCAAACATCTAATATTAGAACCGAACAGGGTGAGGGTATTTTAGTCGGTACAGGTATGAGGTCTGTAAAGCCTAATCAAATGGGTGAATATTTAGCCGCAGCTGAAGCAGCAGGTATTTCCCGCGAAGAACTATCTAAGGATACTGAAAAAACACGAAACTTCTTAAATGAATACCTAGATGATCGCGGATTTCAGCAGTCTTCACCAAGTACAGGAGATGAATCAGGCACTTCAACAGGTGGATATAGTCAATACTTTATAGATGAAGCTAGAGAAGGCGCTGATGCAGCTTTACAAGCTAGATCGGATCAAGCAAGGATAAAAGCCAGGGACTGGTATTCCTCTATAAATCCTAGATTTGCCGCCCTACAAGATGAAATGCAAAAATTAGCAGCTTATAACGAACAAGAGGGAACAGACTTCAGGAAGGTCTCTGATATGGAAGCTGACATGGCTGAAAAAGCTGATCTAGCGTATCAACAGGAAAAAGAAGGAAATATGGCCGACATTAAAGAGGAGCAAAGGCCAGCCTTTATGGAGGAGTACTTTAAAAGCAAGGGTATTACAGAACCAAGTGAGAGAGATTATATGCTAGCGGAACAAGCATATGATAGGGACCCTGATATGTTTAAGAAAAGAATAGTTGACTTAGGGAGCGCTTCATTTGCTCAGGGCGGTAAAATGACGATCCTAAAAAATGGTGGAAAGAGCTACCGCGGAGGCGGCGCTCTCTCATCTCTTATTCGTTAGTTAGGGTTGTAGCTTACTGGCGGGTAGTCTTTTCTAGGACATCCACCCCCGTAAGTTTGGGTTTTTTCATCTCTTATCTGTAACTGTATTAATACGAAATCGTGGTCATATGCAACCCAGCCGAAGTCAGAGTCTGTGTACCTACCTACTAATGTTACAGTATTACCCATAAGCTCTCCAGTGTATTTGTTTCTAACACCTACGTGGTAGATTCCTCTACGGTATACAGGAAACCATAACACAAATTCATCGCTGTACTGATCTGTAACTGATCTATTCTTTTCTATTTCGGCTGCGATGTACTCGTTATTTAGGTATTCTTCTTTTTCTTCTTTTGTTGCACTGTAGTCGGAACACTCAAATTTATCGGCAGGCTCAGCCCATACTTCCCACTCGATACTATCTCTGTATACATCTGACCACTCGGTCTCATTAAAGATTACCTGTAGTCTTGCTAATTCTTTCTGCGCGCTTGCTGTTATGGATATTAAAGCTGCAGTAATTAAAAATAAATTTCTCATAACGTATAAATTAAGGGTTAACAAATCAGTCGTATATTTGGACTGCTGATCTCAGTATACGATAAAGTTTTCGTAAAAACAAATTTTTATTGAAGAAAAGATATTTCAACACAAAGAAAAAACGCAAAGATCCAGCCGTAGAGGCAGAGAAAATAAGACTAAATAAAATTAAAAATGAAACTAGAGGTAATAAGATTCAACAAAGGGATAGACTCAACTAATGGGATACTATTCGACATAACAAATGGTAAAAGAAAATTTTTATGCTACACTCTCGAAGATGAAGACAGAGATGAAAAGGTACGTGGAGAAACTTGTATACCTGAAGGAGAGTACCGCCTCGGTATTCGAGATGTGGGTGGATTCCATCAGAAATACTCTAAAAGATTTGCCGACATACATAAAGGGATGCTTCATGTCCTTGATGTACCTAACTTTTCTTATATCCTTATTCATTGTGGTAATACCGATGAGCATACTGCGGGATGTCTTCTCGTGGGTGATACGCAAGAAAACAACAACATCAAAACAAACGGATTTATAGGTAAATCAACAAAAGCATACATAAGGGTGTACCCAGACATAGTAGATGCGGTTCTCTCTGGTGAGGAGTGCACTATTACGTACAGAGACTTTGCTGAATGCCTTATACTACAGCAAGCCGATATAACTGAATTTTTCGGGGGAGAGGCATAATGTGGGAGAGTAGAAAATATGTAATACTTGATGCTGCTGAACTTAGCTCTGTAGATTTCTCACAGGTGCAGGAAAGATCAGCCAATACTGTGCGATATAATAACGACAACTCTAAGTTCTTTGTAAAGTTTGATGGGGGTACCCCGTCATTTCTAGATGGTAAAACACAATATACCAGAGCAGACATAAGGGCTCTGCTTACTACCGAAGGTAGTGAGTGGTATGTAGACCCCAATCCAGAATAATGTTAGGGTTAGGCGGTAATATATCAAGACGTAGAAGATCTTTAGGAGGGGCAGCTGCATTTACACCTTCTGGGTATAGCCTTGCGTTTGATGGAACTGACGATTGGGTTAGTTTTGGTGATACCAATCACTTTGACGGGACTCCAGATATTAGCATACAGATGTGGTTAAAATTTGATGATGCTACAGGTTTTAGTTATCCTGCAATGAAAATACACGACCAGAGTGGTAATACAAAAGGCTTAAGGATTAGATTTCTCAACAATGATAAAATAGGTTTTCTTTTAAAGGGTGGTTATGAAGATGATCCTGCAGTAGATACAACTGTATTTACTCGCACTTCTACGGCTGCCCTTACAAGCAATGAAGGTTCGTGGGTACATGTAGTATTTACTGGGGCGAGAAATAACCCAACAAACGACACTCAATCTCAAACTAAAATCTATATAAACGGTAGTTTAGATGGAACTTCTAATTCGTCATCAGACGACACTATAACCACTAACAACAATGGAGAACTTGTTTTAGGAGGATATAGAACAGGTGCAGCTGTAGCGGGTGAGTTTACTGGTAGGATGAGCGAATTTGCAATATGGAATACTGTTCTCGACGCTGATGCTGTTGCTGCTTTATACAATAGCGGCAATGCTTTAAACGCAGCCGTAGACTCAGGTGATTACGACAATTCTGGTAATCTTACTGGTTACTGGAGATTAGATGAATCTACAGGCACCACCGTTACAGATATAACTTCGGGGGGTCAAAACGGAACAATTAATAACGCAACATGGGTTCAGGATGCCCCATGGCCATAAAAATATGAACAATGCTAGGTAGTATGGGAATGTCAGGGCCTAAGAGGCCAAAGAAGCCAAAAAAGCTAAAAAGGGTAAACAGCTGCATGTTATTTGACGGTAATGACGATGATACCATCATACCTATAAACAGCACCGCCTGGCCCAGCACAGGTGATTTTAGTATATGCTTCTGGGCTGCTCCAGTAAATGGATCAGATGTTGATTGGTACTTTAGTCAAGCAGCTGGTAAATCCACCGCTATGACATTCCAGCACGATTATCAAAATAAATTTCGATTTCGCATAACGGATGGTCTTTCAAACCCCGTAGACCTTCAAACTGCAGCAATGTCACGCCTTACGAACAATCAATGGTACCATTTTGCAATAGTGGTAGACAAATCAAGCGCATCGAGTAGTAAAATATACCTTGATGGATCTCCACTTACTATGGATACTCAAGCTGTTCATGGATCAGCTGATATCAATATAAATAACGATCTCTATATAGCTAGAAATACAGCAACATCTCAAGCTTCGGGGTCTAAAGCCATGAAGTGTGCTGACTTTGCTATATTTAGCGAAGCAATACCAGGAAAGCTTGTAAACAAGATGCATAGAAGTAGATGTAGATTGGATCTAACTAGAGGTAAGTTTTCAAAAGAGCTTGTATGCTATTACCGCCCAGGAATAAGTAATAGTGATTTTTCTGGAAATTTAGGTGATCTTACTGTTAGCGGAGCAACAACTGGCCCAGGTCATCCTTAACCCTCAAGTTCTCTGTATACTCTCTGCACAAGAAGTCTAGCTTTTTGAGTTAACGCATATCTTACCCTATAATTATATTTAGTCTCATCTCTAAACAGATGATCTTCATATGTGTCAGATGGGGTTAGCTTATCAAAGTGTTTATATATATACCCTTTATTAACCATAGGATATATAAAGCGGTTCTGTGTATTGTTCTTATTCATCCCCATATCCTTAGATGCGTAATCTATCGTAAAGAACTGTAGGTCATATCCCCATAATAGAAACTCTACCTGACTAAATGAGAGATCGGTATTTTTGTTTATATTACGCTTAACCTCTTTGAGTCTTTTAAGGTAGTTTCTTAGAATATATTTCTTATCTTGCAGAGCAAAATCTCTGAAAAGACGTTTCTTTGGAACTCTACTTTTAGGCATTGAAATGAAATTATTACGTAAAGATATGGAAGAACAAGCTTTTTTCTTAGAAATTCAGCGATTATCTATCGAAATAGATAGAGTTATTGATGAATACGGCATGCGTGATAGAGCTCTGTCTATTATGGTTACAGGACTTATGGATCAGAATATATTTGGAGACACACGTATCAAGGCTATATATAGCTATAGTCTAGAATCAAAAGAAGAATTAGATAATATAATAAACTTTATTGACAACACCTGGAATGAACCTAATGAAGAAGAAGGTAATTACTACAAGGATATAGATGACTTATTAGACGGAACAGGTATAGAATTAGAAGATTAAATAAAATGGAAGGACTTATTAGAAAAATTGTGGTCGGAAGAGACCCTAAAGATGCTATGGCTTACTATGTAGGCATGAGAGCTGGAGCTGGCAAAGTCAGCACAATAGTACAGGATGATCGTCATTTAGCTAAATACGGTAGAAACAGATACTTAGTTTACATGGAGGATGAAGACAGCATACAGACACTATGGAAGGCTATAGACGGTATGCCGTGTATGCTTGAGTTTGATTGCAACTTTTAACCATGAAGACATTTGATTTATTTGTTGTTAAGCTTGAAAAAAGGTTTGACGATAAGGTAGTTACAGACAGTGGGTTAGAACTGTATATGGATACAAAGTTCAATGAATTTGAGAACCGCATCACAGAAGGACCTGTTGTATGTGTACCTTTTAAATATGACACTGGCGTTGAAGAGGGGGATACTTTATACTTTCACCACCTTGTAGTTATGGGTGGAGACAACAACGGTCAGATATTTACAGAAGAAGACAATACCTATATAGTAAAGTATGATCCCAAATTCGCTATAGGTAACCAGGCTATAGCTTATAAAAGCCAGAAAGACGGTAAGATACGTTGCCTTACAGGATGGTGTTTGTTAAAACCTGTAGAACAAGAAGAGTTGACTCTTCAATCTGATATTATAGAGGTAGTAGACAACAGTGAAAAACTCCCAACAAAGGGGGAGGTTGCATATCTATGTGAAGAAGGTAAGGAGATGGGGTTAGAACCTGGTGATATTGTTGGATTCAAACAGAACAGAGATTATCGTTTAACCATAGACGGTCAGGAATACTACCGTACCCGTGCAGAAGATTTAATGTATGTCGAAGTCTAAATTTACCACAGCAGAAGCCGCACAAAGGCTTATGAATAGCATGGAAATTGCTATTAATAACATGATTGATGAAATCAAGAAACCAGTTGATCCTGAAATCAACGGTAGCGCTAGAAAAGCAGAGTTACAATCTATCAAACAAACAGCTACAGATTGTAAAGAGCTACTTGTTGAGAGGCAGAGATTAGAACAGATGATTAAAGATCTTAGCGAAAGTGGCGAGATAGAAAAAGCTAAGGATTATACTGGTGGATTTGCGGAAAGGTTTTCTAAGTAACTTTGTACTATGCGCCTAAAAAAGAGAAATTATAAAAAAGAATACAAAAAGTTTCAATCTTCTCCTGAACAAAAGAAAGAGAGGGTTAAAAGAAATAAAAACAGAAGAAGACTTTTAAAAGGCGGCTTAGTCTCTAAAGGAGACGGAAAAGACATACATCATAAAGGTAATAAGCTTACTGTTATGAGTGCTTCTAAAAATAGAGGTATAGCCGAAAAGTCTAGGCTAAAAGGATCTAAACGTAAATAAATTGAATAAAATGGCTGAGTATAAGTGCGAATGCGGTGAGCATGAATTAGAGTGTTCTAGTGTCGTTATTAGGATGATAGATGGTAAAGCTACACACGACATTAAATGTCCGTGCGGTAAATACATGGAATTATCAAACCCCAAGACAGGAATAGCGTCTCTTGGAAGAATGAATAGGAATGGTAGCAGTTACTGATGTCTGTACTATTAAATGTAAAAGAATATGATGACCCTGCTGTCAAGATTTGCCCCAACGGTACGGAGGGTGAAATTATCGAACTCGGTGGGCTACTCATTTGCCTTCCAAAAAGGCCGCCGAAGAAAGAAGTTTTCGGATATAAAGAATCAGACTCTATGCAAGTGTGGAGAAGGATACCTATGCCGAAGGAACTGTCTCGTATTAAATCTATGGATGAGTGGGAGGAAATGCCAAGGGAGTTCAGAGCGAGGTTTCGTCCATATATCGAGGAAGAGTTTAGGCGTAGGCGTGAGGGTTTTTGGTTTTATAACAACGGTACAGCTACATATATTACGGGGAGGCATTACATGATGTTGCAGTGGACCAAGCTAGATATTGGTCATCCTTATTTCCTTAACTTTCAACGTGAAATCTTTCTACACATGGCTGCATGCGAAACTGATCCACGTTGCATTGGTCAGCTTTATACTAAGTGCCGTCGTTCTGGGTACACTAATATATGCTCTGCTGTACTTGTTGACGAGGCAACCCAGGTTAAAGACAAGCTTATGGGTATACAGTCGAAAACTGGTAAGGATGCTCAGGAGAATATTTTCATGAAGAAGGTGGTCTATATGTTTAGAAACTATCCATTCTTCTTCAAACCTATACAAGACGGTACAACTAATCCACGTATGGAGCTAGCTTTTAGAGAGCCGTCAAAGCGTATCACTAAAAAGAACAAAACATCTCAGATGGGTGAAGCGCTTAATACAGTTATAAATTGGAAAAATACAACTAACAACGCATACGATGGTGAGAAGCTGCACCTATTGTATCTAGATGAAGCAGGAAAATGGGAAAGACCTACAGACATAAGAGACGCATGGAGGATTCAGAGGACATGTTTGATCGTCGGGCGAAAAATCGTGGGAAAGGCACTCGTGGGAAGCACAGTAAATCCGATGGACAAAGGGGGAAAAGAATACAAAGATCTATGGGCGGACTCGAACCCCTTGACGAGGAACGCGAATGGTAGAACCGTAAGCGGTCTCTATAGGTTGTTTATACCAGCACAAGATTCACTTGAGGGGTTTTTTGATATATATGGGTATCCAGTTATAGAAACTCCAGAATCTCCAGTAGAGGGTATAGATGGTGAGAATATAACTATAGGGTCTAAAAGATATCTTAAGAACGAAAGGGAATCTTTAAAACATGATCCGTCAGAGCTTAATGAGGTAACTAGACAGTTCCCGTTTACAGAGGATGAAGCCTTTAGAGATAGTATAGAGGGTAGTCTATTTAACATAGGTAAGATATACCAGCAAATAGAATACAATGACGAGCTCTTTCCCAATCCTGTAGTAAAGGGTAATTTTGTGTGGAAGGAGAAAGATAAGCAAGCTGTATTTAGCCCAGACGTTAATGGTAGATTTAAAATATCGTGGTTACCACCAGAGGATCAAAGAAATGTAACAAAATCAGACAGAGGTAAAAAAGTACCGCCTTTTGGAGACAGAGGTTGCGGTGGTGTCGATAGCTACGACCTTGATGCTACAGTAGACGGTAGAGGTTCTAAGGGTGCTTTACATATGTACAATAAATTTCATATGGAGAATCCATCCAATATGTTTGTTGTAGAGTATGCATCCCGTCCAGATCTTGCGAGGATATTCTACGAAGACGTTCTTATGTGCGCGTTTTTCTACGGTTACCCTATATTAATTGAAAACAATAAGTACGGTATAGCAAGATACTTTGAATCAAGAGGTTACGATGGATACTTAATGGATCGTCCAGATCATTTAAAAACAGGTAATTCAAAGGTTCATGTAAAAACAAAAGGTATACCCTCTAACTCTCAAGACGTTATACAAGCACATGCTCACGCTATAGAGTCATATATACACGAACATGTAGGTGTAAATTATGATACAGGAAGTATGGGTAAGATGTATTTTAATGCGACCATGGAGGATTGGATAGGTTTTAAAATAGATAAAAGAACAAAATTTGACTTAACGATTAGCTCAGGATTAGCCCTTTTAGCTGCACAAAAAACAAAGACTAAGCCGAGAGCAGACTTCACTGAACACAAGTTCTTTAGGAGATATGAAGTAATCGGTTGATTCACTATATTTGCATAATATGTATGGACACGACAACGTAAATAAAAAGAATGGATTTCCTGATCCATTAGCAGATCAACAAACCAAGGAGTCCGACGCATATGGACTACAGTATGCAAAAGCTATTCATTCCCAGTGGGGTAAAATGAATGAAGCATCCTCTTTGTTTGCAAAAAGAAATAAAGTGTTTGAAAGAAGTAGAGATTACGCTAACGGAACACAGGATACAAGTATATACAAGCAGCTTCTAAACTCTTTATCACCCAATAAAGGTGACGGAAGTCTCTTAAATCTAGACTATACCCCAGTACCGATTCTTCCAAAATTTGTAAAAGTTGTCGTAAACAAAACATTATCAAGGGATCCTTACCCTAATCTAGAATCTATAGACCCAATATCTTCTTCTGAAAAGAACAAAAAGAAAGATAAAATGAGGATGCAGGTAGAGGCAAAAGAATTACTGCGTTCTCTAAAACAAAAAACAGGTGTTGTTTTGGATATGGATCCAGATGCTATACCAGATACTCTTGAGGAGGCTGAGATATTTATGGACACTAATGTTAAAACTGATGCTGAGATAGCTGCTCAGATTGGAACAAATATGACATTAAGCTGGAGTAATTTTTCTGACACTACATACAGAAGGGCTGTTAACGATATAGTAGCTCTTGGTATGGGTGTTGTAAAAAGGAGAAACGATCCCAATAAAGGTATATCTCTTGAGTATGTAGATCCTTCATCTTTTGTACATAGCTATACAGAAGATCCTAATTTTGATGATCTTGTATATGCTGGTAGTGTAAAGAGAATATCTATACAGGAGCTTAAAAGATTATCTGCTGGCTCATTTGAAGAGGAGGAATATAAGAAGATAGCCGAGCAGGTAAAGAATAAACAGGGCAATGATCCAGGAAAATTAAGCCAAACACATTACAATGAGCGTTTACAGCGCACGACATACGGGTATGATGAGTATATGGTTGATTTGCTCGACTTTGAGTTCATATCCGTAGACTGTATGCATTTCGAGGAGAAGGAGAGTAGACACGGAAACAAAGGTTTTTACTATAAAGGATTTCAATACAAAGAAAAGCCAGGTAGCGTATTCGAGCGTACTCCACATAAAATGGAAATGTCAGTTCTCTATGGCGGATCTTACATCCTAGGCACGGATAAGTTGTTTAATTACGGTAGATCTAAAAACGTACCTAAAAACGTACATGATATATCAAAATGTAGACTATCTTATTCTGTAGCCGCAACCAACATTAGGCGTATGATGCCTAAATCTATGGTTGAGAGCTGCACAGGATTTGCTGATATGCTACAGCTTACCCATTTAAAGATTCAACAGGCTATTGCAAAAGCTAAACCTGACGGATTAATTATCGATATTGAGGGATTAGAAAATGTACAGCTTGGTAAAGGCGGTGAATTGCAGCCTCTAGAGCTTCACGATATATACGAGCAGACTGGTGTATTCTACTATAGGAGTAAGAACCCAGAAGGCGGTTTCCAAAACCCACCTATACGTGAAATAGGAAACACAATAAGAAACATAAATGAACTTATAGGTTTATATAATCATTATATGCAGCTTATTAGAGACACAACGGGTATTAACGATGCTATGGATGCATCATCACCTAAAGGTGAAGCCCTTGTCGGTGTTCAGCAGCAAGCTATAGCTGCGGGTAACAATGCTATATATGATATAACAAACGCATCTATGATGCTGTTTAAGAGAGTATGTTCTGACGTTGTTAAATGCCTGCAGATCCTTCCAAAAGAATCCGTTCTATATAAGATATACACAAACGCTATAGGCGAAGAGAATATGAATGTTTTGTCTTCGTTTGAGGAGCTGTCTATGTACAACTTCGGTGTGCATGTTGTTAAGGAAATGGAGGATAAGGATAAAGAATATCTAGAAATGAATATCCAGATGGCTATACAGCAGCAGCAGATAGATTTAGAAGATGCTATGGCTGTTAGAGCCCTTAAGGATGTTAATCAGGCAGAGAGGTTGCTTATTATACGCAGAAAAAAGAGAATGCAGGAGCAGCAACAGATGGCTATGCAGAATTCTCAACAACAGGCTCAACAAGCAGCAGCCGCTGCAGAGCAAGCATCACAAGCCCGTATGGGTGAGCTTCAGGCTCAGGCTCAGATAGATCAACAAGAGATCCAGCTTAAGGGTCAGCTTGAGATGCAATTAGCTCAGATGAAACACGAGTTTAATAAAGAGATTGAGATGATACGTGCTCAGGCTACTCTTGGGTTTAAAGAAGATGATCAGAACTTTAAAGAAAAGCTTGATATTATGAAGGAGGATAGAAAAGATGAGCGTCAGGAAGATAATGCCCAGAGCCAAATGATGATTACACAGATGGCTCAGGGTGAGGAGCCACAACCCGAACAAATGATGTAAAATGGCAAAGATAAATTTCGACATATCAAAAAGACTTGACATCACTGTTAGACGTGGTGATTCTTTTAAACTAGAGCTTACACTAAAAGACTCTAGTGGGAACCCTTTAAACCTACATGGCGATACATTTCATTTTGCAGTTGCTACAGCATCTGGTTCAATTAGACTGGGAACTAATACGGTAGTACCACCTCCTACTATTATTACAGATCAAATACTTGCAGACGACGAGAGTACAATTGCGTCAACAGCTACGGGTAAAGTTAGGTTTGAAGCCTCGGCAACTGCCTTAAAATACAACTTACCAGCAGGGACTCATAGGTACGATATACAGTATGTAGACGAAGGTGATGAGATTGATAGCGAAGGTAATGCCCGCACAATACTTTTTGGAAGCTTTATAGTTAAAGACGATTTTAGTATTCACGCTTAATGAGTATTACAATAAATACAACCACAGGGACTGTAAGCGTAACAGATCCTGTTACGATAACATCAAAAGCTACTGAGTCGTCTGTTATAACGGCTACGGCTACAAAGCCTACAAAATTAAATATAGAGGTTACACTTAATTCAAGATCTTTAAGATGAGATATATACTATTAGCTTTATTTTTTATACCTTCTTTATTGTTTGCTCAAGGTAGCTGGCTAGATGTACAGATTCAAACAGATGAATATGCAGGAGAGAGCTCCTGGCAAATTCTTAACGACTCTAATGTTGTAGCCGTTAGCGCACCGCTTCAAAACAATACTTTGCAAAATCAAATGGTATTTTTACCAGCTGGTGATTATGAGTTTGTAATGATGGATGCTTTTGGCGATGGTATATGCTGTCAATTTGGAGAAGGTTGGTACAGGATAAGCAATACTTGCGGTCTAGACACAGCAGTATATGATTTTGATACAGCCTTAGACACAATACCATTTACATTAAATCCATGCATACCTCCGCTTCCTGGATGCACCAACCCTGTAGCCAACAACTACAACCCATGGGCGAACACAGATAATGGTAGCTGCAATGTATTTGAATGTGATTCTACCGAGACTCTTGTTTCTATGAATCTTACACTGGATACATGGCCTGGTGAGACTGGGTTTACATTGGTAGATTTAGCTACTGGTCAGCCATATGAGCAGGTTATACCTGGGGAATTTGACTTTGGGGATCAAAATGCTACATATACATATGATTTTTGTGTATCGTTAGGTTTTGAGTTAATCTTAGTAGATGAGTTTGGAGACGGACTAAACGGCTATGCTTCGGGCGGGCAAGACGGAGCGTGTGTTATAACGTCTTGCGATAGTATTATATGGGAGTTGGAAGATCTTGCTTTTACAGAGTTTGATGACGGAAATACAATGTATTCTGGAGCTATATTCCCCGATCCTTGTCCACCAGCACCGCCTATTTATGGATGCATGGATGATGATTATGTAGATTATAACCCAGAGGCTGAGTTGCCAGATACATGTGAAACGCTGCACATCTGGGGCTGCACAGATCCAGAAGCTCTTAATTATGAT